TTAATTCTTTGAAACAATTTTGTACTCTTTGATTACTGGATCATATGGCCCAAAATAAATTACTAGCTTTAAATAAATAGCAGAATTTTTATCTTTTACATGAAAATATGGCATTCTAATAACCCACTTTTGCTGTGGATTAATTACAAATTCATCACTTCCTTGAAATTGGAAAATCGATGTTCTCAAATAAGGTTTATCTATTTGCTGTTGATCTAATATTCTTTTCCAATGTCCTAATGGAAAACCACTTTCAATTGGATTAGCATGTATATCATGACTTGTTCTTAATTCAAAAAAAATTCTTTTTGTTTCTATTACACCAATATTTTGAATAGATATATCAGGATGTCTAACTTTATAGTCATTAAAATCATTGTCCCAATCATAATCTAAAGATAAGATTCTATCATATAGCTCGATCCCTCGAAATTCAACCTTCAATTCTGCAGTTTTTTCTAATTCACCAATTGCTTGGTTAACCCTCTCTGTTAATTCGTTTAATTTCACATCCATTCGCAGTTCTAATTTCTTCTCAAACTTGTCTGCTTCATCTTTACTTTGCGTTAAGGATTTCTCTACTATCTTAGTATTTACTTCAAGATTTTTATTTACATCATTTCTCATCCCCTCTATAATGGATACAATTTGATCAGTTGATTCCATTTGAAAAAACCCAACTGCTATAAAAATTACTCCAATCGAACTAACTACTATTGTAATAACTGCCAACTGAAGTTTTATGATGCTTTCAATTTTATTTTTCTCAGAGCCATCATTCTCTTTTTTCTTTTCTTCGGCCATTATTATTCTCCTTCATCCAAAAAACTTTCCAATGTAACATCATCCAATTCTTTTCTAGCTGTGTTCACATTGAAATCAACGTAATTTTTATCTGTGATTTTGATATTTGCATGGTCTAGTAATTTCTTTACTGTGTAAATATCCATCTTAAGAACATTTATTAAGAAACTTGCTAAGGTTGGTCTAATCTGTTTAAGAGTGTATTTCCTTTCTATGCTTTTAGATTTAAGAAGGAATCCTATTTTCCTGTCCCAAAAACTTAATGGCCAAGTATAATTTTCCGGAACTATTGTGTACATATCAAACAACCTTCCAGTATCTCCCGGTTTAACTCCCATTTCTTCAATTAGATTTTTTAATTCAGCGTACAATGGAAATCTATAAAACGGCTTCCCTTTTTTTCCGCCGGCTTTTACGTTTTTAATTGTAATTCGTTTTCTTTTGAAGTCTATATCTTCCTTAAGCTGCACAATTGCGCTGCTTGGTCTGCATCCGGTTAAAAGCATAAAATAAATTATCCAGTAATGATGAGGATAACTCTTATCCTCTTTTAAGTATTGAATTATAACATACATATCCTCAAGTAAAATTGGATCAGGGTCTTTTTCTTCCGGTTCAATTGTCTCAATGATATTTTGATTTGTATAAAACTGATCAACAAAATATTTCCATAAAGCATGAAGTGACCTTGTATAGATTGATCTGGAATTTCTTGATAATTCCTTTTCTTCAAAATGATAAAGAAGTTTCACGTAATCGTTTTCTGTGTATTTATAAATCAACCTATCCCCTGCTATTTCAACGAAATGATTCACTGCTATATCATAGCTTTGAAAGGTCTTTGGTTTTAAATACTTTTTACTTCCAGGAATTGATCTTGCTTCCTTAAATTCTTTATATCCTTCAGAAAGTGTTAGCCTCTTAATTAACTTCACTCCGCTCTTTGCTTGCATGTTCCTTTCTGCAAGTCCGGTTTTAAATTCTCGAAGTCTTTTCTTTAGTTCAGGAGTTCCTTGTAATTCCGGTTTATCCCCTTTCTTTTTGGCTTCTTCTATTCTTCGTTGATCTGCAGGAGTAATAGGAATTTTGCTGTTAAGAGATTTCCTTTTCTTTGAAGGTTCATGCTCAAGAATATCGTAATATCTTATCCAGTAGTAAGGACTATTTTTCTGTGTGTAGATTGATGCCATTAATGACCATTTACACTTTTAATTAATTCTGTTATTCCTGGCATAGTTGGTCCAGATTCTTTTGTTAAAATTCCAAAGTCAGCTGTACTAAATAATGATTGTAGAATCAGTTTCCTTTCTTCATCTCCCATATCTTTTGTTTCAACTTTAAGCGATAAATAAAAATAAGTTAACATCTTCCTTTCTTCGGCATCCCTCATTAAATGTATATTACTAAAGGTTAGTTTTGAAAGTACTTTTATAAAAATTCCGAATAGCGACAAAATTGATACAAACAGAATAACTCCTTTGATATTTTCTAGTTTTATTTTCCCATCCAACCCAACTTTAAATATGTCCGGGGGAAAATAAAGAATAGCTGTAAGAGCTATAATTGCAATTGCAATACCCATCCCAAATGTGAAAAGCCATTTTTTGTTTTCTCTTTCTAGGTATTTAGCTCTAGTTTCCCAGTGCTCTACTGGCTTTTCTAACATTAATTTTTCTCTAAAAAGATGTTCGTTTTCGTTGACTTTTCCTTCTGCAAACTTTTTTAATTCTGTAAATTCAGTTCCTATTCGATTTTTTTCGGATTCTATATATTTTTTTTCTTTCTCAAACCAATTCTTAATTTCTTCCTTTCTATCTTTGAATTCAGATATAAATTTAGATTTAATTTCATTACTTTCATTACTAAACTTATCTAGGTTATTTTTATACTCATCAACTATTACTCTAATTTTATTTTCATATTTAATTGCCCTTTGAGAAAAATTAATATCTCCTCTATATACAGCCGCAGAAATCAAAGAAATTAAGGATTTATAATTGGTTTGAATGTGACCATTTCTATTATTGTTTAAATAATTAATGAAGTTTTCTGCATAATTTGCTTCTATGGAGGCTAAACTTATATAAGTTTCTGCAAGTTCAGTGTTCGAATACATAATTGGCATTTCACTTCGTCCATTTATGTGTTTTTCAGAAACCTTGCTCTGCAAGGTGTTTATTTTCTCAACAAATTGCTTTTCATTTTGAGAAAATTGCTTTTTATTTTCTGCTATGTCACGGATACTTTTTATTAGTTTTTGAATTTCATCATTTCGGTAGATAATCGAATTTATATAACCAAGATTGTTAAATTTACTCCAATAATTACTTTCTTTTTCAATGAAATCAGATAGATTATCAAGACCTTTTAATGTCTTAGAAAATTCTCCAAAGTTATCTTCTAGCCTAAATTCTAATACGAAATTTTGTTCGTCTATTGCCATCCTTTAATTCTCCCCAAACTTTAAAACTTCCAAATGTTCAGCTATTTTTTTGATTAACATTTTTTCTGTTTCAAGATGATCTTTGTTGATAAATCCTCTGTAACGATCTTTGGGATCTTTCTTCGGATTGTCCAATCGTTTATCGATATGTTCACGCACGACATCAAGCCGTGCGTAAAGTTCTGTTAATTGTTCTCGGTTTACTAATTTGAAATTAAGGCTCATTTATATGTCCTATTACTAAATAGTTACTGTTCTTGCTCTACAACCTAATCTAAATGGTGGAAACAAAAATTTAGTTGTAGAATTATCTCCAAAAAGTAAAAGGGGTCTGTATTTTATTAGTTCTTCTTTTGTTTTAGATGATAAAAGCAATTTGATTGAGTCAATTGCCTCAGTAACAGTAAATGATTTATTATTATAATTAATGTCGAATTGAGATGTGTTATGATCTACTACAACCGAAATTTTATATTTTTCTAAACCCGCTTTTTTGTATTGGTTGAGGCGTTTTATCTCGGTTTGCAAATATGAAATGTAAGCCAAGAAAGCTTCCCAGAAATTATCATAATTATTCCCCACTGGGAAATAGCTATTGTATTCTGTTTCTGATAAATCATCTTGTTCTTCTTCAGTGAGTTCCTCAAAAGCTTGTTCTTTTCCTATGGTTTTCGGATATAAATCTTTTGCAATTTCAAAATAAAGTGAAAATAAATTTTTAAACTCAACTGATTTTTCAATGAATCTATTGGTCAATTCAACATAGATTTCTGATTCAGTTTTATTTTTCAAACTTTCTATCTCTGAATTACTTAGTTCTATGCCATAAAAAGAAAGCTTGTCCTTTATTTTTTGCATTGAATAATGAGCTTGCCATTCTTGTTCAATCTTTTCGTTTTCTTCATCATTAACTAATCTTTTATTCCGGTTGCTAGGACTATACTTTAAATATATAAAAGCAGAACAATGAGGGCATTTTGTTTTTTTCTGTGGTATTTTTTTTAATTCTCCACCACAAGTCGGGCAAATTGGCTTTAATTCTTCCATTTATATTCCTTATTTAAAATAATTACTTCTGTATTTAGAGATTAAATCCGTAGTCTTATTCAACTTGTTCTATAGGAATCTCGCTGTAACCTTGCTTTATAAAATTTGCTGAAGGATATTCAATTACTTTTGCAGTTATTTCATTAGAATTTGCCTCGATGATTTCTATTTTCAAATTTCTAAACGAGATGATTTTGCTTTTTGAAATGTCGTATTTTAGTTCTTGTCCGAATGAATCTCTTATATAGGAACCGGTTATTTTCTTCTGGAATTCTTTATAAGTTAAATAAACTACATTTCCATCTGAACCACTGTAATATAATTCGCTTACTAAACCGTCAATCACTTTGTTGTAGATGGTATTGAATGTTCCACTTTCAAAATGCAATAAAGGCGATCCAACTGTTGCCGTAACAATTTCATCTGTATTAAAATTTTTAGAAAAATAATAACTGTTGGCAGCTGCACATGAAGAAAGGATAATAATCAGCGAAGATAAAACGAACGAGGTAAACATTTTTCTGAACATACTTATTTCTCCTTAATTTAATAAGTTAAATAAAACATCTCTCCCTTCTCTCTCTGTGTTATTTTATAGGATTCAATTCATGATTACCATTGTAATCTTATATACATTCACCCCGAGTTTTGGTGATGTATATTTTTTGATGTATTGAGTTGTCATGTATGAGTAGAAACCATAATCCCCAATATCAGGCTTCTTGGTGAAGTCAACTTCAATAACATCTCCAGGCTGAATTACACCCGGAGTCTTAATCATGCTTTTAGTAACTTTTATTCTGTCTACTTTGATTCTATTCTTATTAACGCTCATTATTTCAATTCTACTATAGTACGATTAAGGCTACCGCTCATTTGGATCAAAAATAGCAGAAGCAACTTTGTAAATTTTATCAATATGTTCTTTGTCGATTAATCTAACGCCGTAATCAGAATTATCTGATGTAAGTTTTATGAATGCATAGTTCATGTCATAAAATCTTTTTATATACTGCTCACCGTTTTTCAAACGAACAGCTACAATATCCCCGTCTTTATATTCTGCGTCCATATCAACAACTACAATTGCACCATCTTTAAGGGTTGTTTCCATACTCTTTCCGGAAACTCTTAATGCAAAGCATCTATGATTAGGTTTAGTGCTTACAAAGAAATGGTACTCGTCATGAAATTCGGTATCTAAATATTGAGGCTCTCCGGCATAAACTTCACTGAGCAGCGGAATTTTAGCAACCGGAATTTCTCCTTCAAATCCGCCGACTTTGGTATCTGCAAGTTTTTTATAAGTAATATTATCAGGATCTCTGTCATTGATTTTTATATTTAATGCATTCTCAATATCAGCGATGGATTTTTGAGTTAATTTTCTATTGGGATCTTTTTTAAGTTCACTCATTTTTACTGAGAAACCTTTAATCCCATATTTATTCTCCATCTCATAACTACTTGAGCGAAAATCTCTAATTAATTCTTGTAATAGTTCGTAATAATTATTCATGTCCCAACATATATTTTATTTCCTGTAAAAAATATTTAATAATCTCTAATATTTTTTAATATTTTTTATTGACAACAAATTATTCTTAGTGTATATTAGTGACAGTTCTTAAATAATATTAGAGAATATTAGATATGGTTAATTTTAATTTTACTAATTTTTTATTTGATAAAAGAATTTCTGCTCCTGAATTAGCTAAGAAATTAAAGGTCTCCTACGTAGGTGTTTGGGAAATGCAAAAGCGTGGGACAATTAAACTTAGCTTCCTAAGACAACTCGAATCCATTTTTGGTGACTGTTCCGATTACATAATTAAAGAGGAAGAGAACCAAGTAGCATGAAGATCAAGCTCAGTGGTGTACTGGTAAAAGAAAGATCAATCATCAAGATAAAAAGTGGTATCAGAGCATTATTCAGTTTTACAAAAGTTCAAAGTGACGGAAGCATAATTATTTTTTTAAGTCTTGGCAATGAATCAGAAGCATTAGAAATATCAAATGAGCAAAGAGAACATATTATAAAACTTTTAGAAAGAGAAAATTATGAATCAGCAACCCCATAAATCAAAAGAACTAATCAGCCGCGAAAGTTTAATCATGCTTGGTACTTATCCGGTTCCTAAAAAGTACCGAGAAAGAATTTCAAAGGAAATTCAATTTGGCTCAATTGCACCGGGTAGGCTTGCAGAGTTTATTGCTAAAGGAATCAATTAATGTCAAAGAACAATTTTCATAAAAAACTTAGTGCATTCTGTCTAGAGATTCTATTTCAAAACCACTTAAAAACTATAACACTTTTTTTAAAGGGATTTCAATTATGACACCTCAAGAGGAAATCAAATCAATAATGTTAAAGCATGGAATAAGTTACTCTTGGATTGCAGAAAGAATAGGGACTTACTATCAGAAGATTCAATATTATGTAGAATTTTCAAAAAGAGATGATAATAAACTCTACAATGAAATTATGCTCTTATTTGAAAAGCATGGTTTTATTGCAGACAGTACAGCAAAGTGCTCAACATTAATTGAACTCAACTTCAAATCAAACAGCAAAATTGGTGAAGAACTAAAGAAACTTAATGATCAAGTTCTAACCGACATCAAAGACGGAAATTTTACTCCAGATGAAAGAATAAGAATGAGATACAGACTTGAAGACATTAAGAAAGAGTTCAATGAGACTTTCGATAAGCTGTTACAGTTGACTTATGGAGAAGTGGAATGAACGAGAACTCAATCCCAACAATGACACGATCTGAAAAACTATTGCTTGAAAAGATTGAAGGTCTTGAAAGATTGATAAAAGCTATTCTTAATAAAGAGGCTGAAAATAGCATCGAAGAAATTTCACTAAGTAAAGCAGCAAAGAAACTTCACTTAAGTCCAGATACAGTAGTTGATTTAGTAAAGAAGGGACAATTAGAAGCTCGCACTTATAAAGATGGTGATAGAAAAACCAGATACAGATTTAAGGTTTCTTCTATTCACAATTTCCAAAAAGAAACTAAGTATGATCATATAAGCATACATGCAGAAGAGTTTGAATCTGCAGAAGATATGGCAAAAAGAATTTTCAATGTATAGGAGATAAAAACCCATGAAAAAAAAATCCCAGTCGAATCTACAAAGTTGGTTACAGAATGAATTCTAATTTCAAGACAAAACCATTTATAAGACTCTCCGGAGAATGGTTAAGAGAACTTGGATTTGAGACTGGAGAAAGATTTCAGCTTACAGTTACAGATAACAAAATAATTCTACAACAAATAAACAAGGAGGCTTAATGGATTGGGAAGTTATAATTGCTATAACTCTCGGTTTAATTGGCGGAATGACTATCGGAATTCCTTTCGGAGCGACCTTTGCAGCAAACCGAAGTAAAGAGTTCTCTGATAAATTTTCCGAAAGCAGAGTTCAGTGTTTATTAGATGAACTCCAAGAGCAGGACAAGCAAGTAGCTGAATTAACCAAACAGAGAGACCTTTATAAAGAGAAGGTGATGCAGTATGAAACTAACTAACTATTTAAACGAAAAAAGAGGCTCCTCGCAAAGCCCCTTTTTCCAAAGAACATTTTTCAAAAATCAAGGTGAGGTAAAATATGAATAACGCAGTTCAATTTCAAATGTCAAAAACTGCACATGAAAGAGTTTCACCCAAGAAGCTCTCAAGGAAGAATGAAATTCTTAAGATTTACTGGATACTTGGGAGAGCAACCAGAGAAGAAATCAAGAAGATGGTTTCATTCAATCTTGATACAAACTCTGGAAGATTCACAGAAGCAGTTGATGAAAAATTACTTACAGACGTTGGTAAGGTTAACGGCTTTACAGTTTATCAATTAACAGATGAAGGAAAAGAAAGAGTTAAACAAATAATGAGAGGCAAAAGATGAACAGAATAGAATTAAAAACTCTCGTACTAAAAAATTTCAAAGGTATTAGAGATTTAACACTGAATTTTAATGGTGTAACAAATATATACGGTGAAAATGCAAGTGGTAAAACCACAATTAACGATGCATTCCGCTGGTTATTATTTGATAAAGACAGCACCGATAGAAAGAATTTCGAAATCAAAACTCTTGATGAAAATAATAATGTAATTCATGGTTTAGAGCATTCAGTAACCGGAGAATTATCAATTAACGGAAAGATAAAAGTCTTCAAAAAAATCTATAAAGAAAAATGGCAGAAAAGAAGACAGGAAACTGAATCGCAATTTACCGGACATGAAACTTTATACTACATAAACGATGTCCCGGTTAAAGCTTCTGAATATCAAGTTGAAATTTCAGAAATAGTTGATGAAACAATTTTCAAATTAATTACCGATCCGCTGTATTTCTCCCAAACAATGAAATGGCAGGACCGAAGAACAATTCTTTTAGATATGGTTGGTGATTTGACTACTGAACAAATATTCAGTTATGATAATAAACTCGAAGAGTTAAGAGAATTAATGGATGATTCCGGTATTGATAAAACAAAAGTTAAGCTAAGTGCCAGAAAAAGAAAGCTTAATGAAGAAATTAAATCCCTTCCGTATAGAATAGATGAATGCTATAAATCAATAGTTGAATTAGACTTCAAAGAACTTAAAGATCAGCTGAATAAAAAAATTATGAAGCTCGGTTCTGTTGAAGAAGATTTGATGTATAGCTTAAAAGAGAATCCTTTAGTTATCGAAAAAAGAAACAAGCTTTCTGGATTAAGAAATCAGATAAGAGTAATTGAAGATGATATTGAAAATGATAGAATGAATGTAAAGCGTGAATTAAGTTCAAAACTCCGCAGACATGAAAATCAAGTCTATGAAACAAACCAAGTTTTGATTGATAAGGAAAAGGATCTCAAAAGACTGTATGAACGTGAAAAAATTCTTGAACAAAGAATTGAAGATTTCAGAAAACAATGGGATGAAAAGAAAGCAGAACAGTTTATAATTAATGAAAACTTTGAATGTCCTACATGCCACAGAAAATTAGATATTGAAGTTATAGAGAATAAAACAAAGGAAATGCTTGATAACTTTAACAAGCAAAAAGCTAAATCTCTTGAATTAATTAACAAACAAGGGAAAGATGCAGCAACTGAAAAGAAAGAAGTACAAAATCAAATTGCAGTAATCCTTAAGAAAATTGAGGAATTAAAAACCGCTATTCATAATGCTGAGGAATTAGTCCAGCAGACTAAACTTGAGATTGAAGAGTTCAATAATAAGGTTATCGAATTTCCGGAGAAATATTATGAACTAAAGGAAGAAGTTGATCAGCTGACAAATGAATTAAATTCAATTAATGAAAAGAAAGATCATACTGATGAATTAGTAAGATTGAAAAGCGAACTAAGAAAAGAGATTGAATCAATTAATTCGATGCTTCATAATGAAGAGAATAATAAAAAACTTCTTATAAGAATTGACGAACTAAAAGCAAAAGAAAGAGAACTTGCACAGCAAATTGCAGATTTAGAAAAGCAAGAATCCCTTTGTGATAAATACATCAAAACGAAAGTTGAACTTCTTGAATCAAGAATTAACAGCCGATTTAGTTATGTCCGGTTCAAACTATTTGAGACTCAAATTAATGGAGCCTTAGTTGAAACTTGCCAACCTCTAATTAATGGAGTCCCTTTCAGTGATGCAAACAACGCAGCTAAATACAATGCCGGTATAGACATAATAAATGCCTTATCGGAATTCTATGATATATCAGCTCCAATCTTTATTGACAACCGAGAAGGAATCAACGAAATACTATCGACCAGCGCACAAATAATTAACCTAATTGTTTCACATGATAAATTTTTAAAGGTGGCTTAAATGGCTAAAGATGAGAAAAAAGAACCAACAACAAACGCAGTTACAATTCAAGAAAAGAACATTACAGATACTGTACTTGCAAGAGTTAATGATTTGGAAAAATCCGGAGGATTAAATTTTCCGGCAAATTACAGCTATGCTAATGCGTTAAAATCTGCTTGGTTAATTTTACAATCCACAGTTGACACTGAGAAAAAACCAGTTCTGTCTTCTTGCAGTAAAGAAAGTATTGCAAACTCCTTATTGGATATGGTAATTCAAGGACTTTCTCCGGCTAAGAAGCAATGTTACTTCATAGCCTACGGAAAGCAGTTAACATTAATGAGATCATACTTAGGTACAATTGCCGTTACAAAAAGACTCAAAGGAATTAAAGAAGTATTTGCCAATATAATTTATGAAGGTGATGAGTTTGAATATAAAATCAATCTTGAAACCGGATTAAAGGAATTGGTAAAACACAATCAGAACTTTGAGAATATTAATCCGGCTAAAATAAAAGGTGCTTACGCTTGTATTATTAGAGAGAACCTTCCGCCATTCGTTGAGATAATGAATATTGATCAGATTAAAAAATCTTGGATGCAAGGAAGTGCTTACAGTTCCGGGAAATCTAAAGCACATACAAACTTTACTGATGAAATGGCAAAGAAGACTGTAATAAACAGAGCATGCAAAATATTCTTCAATACTTCTGATGACAGCGATGTTCTTATCGGTGCAATTAATAACACAAAAGATATTGATTCAATACCGGAACCTGATTATGAAATTGAAGTTGAAGAAGAAATTCAAGAGAAAGCCAATAAAGACCTTATTGATATAAAAACTTCTTCAGCACCAACTCCGGAAGAACAGCAGAAAATTTTTGAAAAAGAAATGGCTGAAGCAGACGCACAAAGGGAATTTTAAGAAATGCTTGATCTTAAAGTCTTGGGAAGTTCCAGTACAGGTAATTGTTATTTGATTAACACTTCTAAAGAAGTTTTAATTCTTGAATGCGGAGTTCATTATAAAAGGATTTTTGAAGCTCTAAACTACAATTTAATTAATGTGGTTGGATGTTTGGTTACGCATGAACATGCTGATCATTCGAAATCTGTTAATGACTTGGCAAAATCGGGAATTGAAATTTATTCCTCTGCTGGAACTCTCAAAGCTTTAGGAGTTGAAGGACATAGAATTCATAAAGTACAAAGTGAAAAACAGTTTAGAGCCGGAAATTTTATAATACTTCCTTTTGAAATTCAGCATGATGCTGCAGAACCATTGGGATATTTAATTTATCATCCGGAGTTTGGAAAACTTCTTTTCGCTACAGATACTTATTACATCAAGTATAAATTCAATTCTCTCAATTACATAATGGTTGAATGTAATTACAGTAAAAAACTATTGGATAAAAACATTCACTCCGGAAATCTTATTCCAGCACTAAGAAAAAGATTGCTCAGCTCTCATTTCAGTCTGGAAAATGTAATAAAGTTTTTAGAGGCAAACGATCTAAGTGCACTTAAAGGAATAATGCTTATGCACTTAAGTAATTCAAATAGTAATGCAAATGAATTTAAAGAGGAAATTGAAACAGTAACCGGAGTTCCGGTAACTATTTGTTGATATGGCAAAATCAAAATTTAACCCGGATAGTAGATATAAACTAAAGCTAAGAGCAAACCTACAAGAGGATAAATACCTCAAAGGAAGAGAATTTGAAAAAGCTATTAAAGAATTCCAGATGAGATTTGCAAAACGAAGCGATGTTGAAGTTTACTATATGGTGGAGGAAATAAACAATGAATAATCCAAAAGCCTTTCCAGTAATCATTGGAAGTGGTGAGAACCCAAATACTAATGAAAAATACTTTTATGCAAACGAAGGAATGGACTTAAGAGATTACTTTGCTGCAAAAGCTATGCAAACGATATTAGGGCACCCAGATTATCATATCCCAATTTTAGACGAAGATGTAGAAGAAGATAGAAATGGCAGCCTCATAAAGTCCAATAATCAGTATTACACCATATCGTATATGGATAGTCAAAGAAGATTTAGAACAATAACTTCTTATGAGTCGAGAGTAGCAAGAGAAAGTTATAAAATAGCTGATGCAATGTTGATAGCAAGAGAAAAAAAAGAGGAGAAGAAATGAATTACAGAATCAAAAAAGTAAAAAGGAATGATATTTCGTTTAGTGAATCCAAAATGGAAATCACTTTCGATAAACTTGTGCCTAATACAAACATTGTTCAATCTGAAATGGTGCTTAAAACCAGTAGAGCAGAGGCTAAGAATTTAATTAATTCACTATTTGAGCTGGCAGAAGAATTTTTATTAATAGCAGAATTGAACCTTGAAGAGAACCAATTTATTGCTGTTAAGCAAGTTGACTTTAAATATCATCAAGATAAAGGTTTGGGGGCTCAAATGACTGCTGAACTTTACTTAAAAGGCAGCAATGAGAATTTAATCTTAAAAACTCCAATAAAATGGGAAGACGGAAAAGCTAATACTGATGAAGCTAAAAAAGATTTAATGAGTGCTAATCTATTATCATTATTAAAAGAAGTTCAATATGAAACTTGTACATTTATTGATTACGAGAAAGATAATCAGATTGAAATGTTTCAAGAAAACAAAGAGGAAGCAGCTTAATGGGACGTGCGGGATTTGCTTCTGATAAAGCACTTTCACAAAGAGGCGGAATTGAGCAGATCAAGTTTATTGATTCTCAATTCCAAGCCTTTAAGAAAGCTGCAACTGATAAGGACGTTGAAGCCTTTTATCAGTTCAGAAACATGTACTTAACCAAACAGAAATTTTCTGATAATATGTTAAGCTACATAGACGGTATGTATGAAAAAACTATGAAGGGATTAGGATTACCTTCATTTAAACCAACTTATAGACCTAAAAAGAGATATTGAAATTATGGCAAGACCAGTTAAAGAAGGTTTGGAATATTTTCCACTGGACATTGACTTTTTCGACGATCCCAAAATTCTTTTTATCGAAAATCTATTTGGTGAAAAGGGTGAGTTAGTGGTTGTAAAACTGCTTACTTGGATTTATAGAAACGGTTACTATTGTGAGTGGAACGATGAAATTTGTCTGCTATTTACAAAAAAGAGTTTCTCGAATTTCAAACCGTCCTTTGTTCAAGAAGTTACTGCCGAGTTGCTTAAACGTGGATTCTTTAACGAATCTGTATTTAAGAGGTTTGGCATCTTGACATCAAAGGGCATTCAGAAAAGATGGCTTAATGCTATTAAGAGATCAAAGCGATCTGCGGAAATAAATTCCGAATTTAATTTAGTTTCTTCCGAAGAAACAAACATAAATGAGGAAGAAACCCCCTTAAAACTGGAAGAAAGTACACAAAGTAAAGTAAAGCAAAGTAAAGTAAATAAAAGTAAAGTAAAGGATATTAAAGAGGAAGAAACCGACAACAATTTTCTTGAAAAAGTTTTTGAAACTGAACCGGCTAAGCTTTTCATAATGTACTGGAGAAGAAATCCTTCTCCCCATGAAGTTTTTGAGGTTAAAAAACTTATTGAAGATCATGGAATTGAGGACGTTAAAAACTCCTTCCATAAGGCAATGGAACAAGGTTCTGAAAAAATGAATATCGCTTATGTTAAGGGAATTTTTAAGAATCTGCTTAAGGAAAGGTTTGATTTAGAACAAAAAGAACGAAAACAGCTAGAAATGAAGGAAGCTGAATCAGACCGGAAAAAAGACGCCAAGATAATAAGCCAAAAATACCAAGAGCTTTGGTCTAGGTTCAGAAAGATCAAGGATTTATTAACTCCGTTAGAACAGGACCGACTTATTCAGTTCCTCAATACAAACCAGTTGGATAAGGCTGAAACCAAGATTGCGGAACTTGAAAATGAATCCAAAGACCAACCGGAAATCAAGACCAGAACAGTTGAATCTCTTGCATTATCGATGAAAATATCATAGGAATTAAAGTGGCAATAGATGTCGCAAAACAAAATTTGCATTTTCAATTAAGAATTATGATTTGAGGGAATTATGAAAGCTCTATCAATCAAACAACCGTGGGCTGATTTAATAATCTGGGGCTTTAAGTCTATAGAAACAAGAACTTGGAAAACTGATTACAGAGGCAAACTATTAATCTGTTCTTCAAAAACGATCGATAGAAAAGCCATGAGAGATTTTAAGCCGTTATTTCCTGAAGATCATCAGTTTTTAATAGGTAAAGCTTTGGGAGTAGCAGAGCTTGTAGATTGTACAAAAATGAAAGATTTTCACCAAGGATTTGCTCTATGTGACTTATACCATGGTTACTCTTGGATACTAGAAACAGCAAAGGAAATTGAACCTTTTGACGTTAAAGGGCAACTAGGTTTATTTGAAGTTAATTATACAGAGGTTAACCAATGATAAAATTTGAAATCCCGGGTGAAGCGAGAGGAAAAGGAAGACCGAAGTTTTTTAGACGTGGTGATTTTGCTGGGGCTTACACTCCGGACAAAACAGCAAGTTATGAAAACCTTGTAAAGCTCTCTTTCAAACGTGAATACCCAAGTTTGGATTTACTAAAGGGTGCTATTGAAATGAGAATCACTGTTAACACATCTATTCCAAAAAGTTATTCAGCACACAAAAAGAAACTGGCACTTTTCAGATCAATAAGACCAACAAAAAAACCGGACTTAGATAACATTGCTAAGATAATTGCAGACAGTTTGAATGGAATTGCTTATGAGGATGATAAACAAATTGTGAGCTTAAGAATTGATAAGTATTACTCGGAAAAGCCTTTGGTTGGTGTTGAGATTTGTGAGGTATGACAAAATTTAATAATAGAGTGAATTGGAGAAAATAAGATGGAAATAAGTTTTGGAGTAAATATTTATGACAAAGACGGTGACATTGTTGAAAGAGGTGTTTATATATTTTTTGGTGAAAATGCAGTAATCAAATTTGAAGACTACGATGAATTTGAATCTTTTGTTAAACGATTTAGTAATGAACAAACATTAAACGAAATAAAAGAAAATTGGGACAGAAGTTAGCCCAAAATTCTTTATAACGGTGTTGCGCATAATTTGCCGACTATAACAAAATGAAAAACTTAAAACTAAATAGCCAAAATCTCATAACGCATCAAAGCAGACCGATGAATATCGGTCAAATTGATGCGTTTGTTATGCAGATTTTTGGCGGGAAGGATTAGAAAAATGGAATCAACATTAGAATACCCAATATTTGTGCTGGAGTCAAAACTTACAGAACTACAACACAAACTTAATGAAATAAAAGAGTGGAATAGAATTGTTGCACCGCACGAATCAAATAAGGCAATGGCAGACGTAAGAACAGACACGACGAAATTAGAAGAAGATATTAAAAACACAAAAAGTGCAATTTCAGTTTTACATAATCACGGTGCAGCCAAAAATTCTGCATAACGTACAGTTATCGAGCACGTTTTTTGTGCCTCGATCAACTGTCTGTTATACTAAACAACTTACCTTAAAAATATTAGGTAAAAAAAGAGAAATCAATTTTTTAAGTATCAAACCAAGATGAATAAATATCAGCTGAAATTCTTAAGTCTTTTTTACGGAATCGCAAAGCGTACCGTTGATGCTCATGTTGAGATGGGGCTTTCCACAATAGAGAAAAGCCGAAATCTTGATATTATCTATGAGTATGCACTTTTAAGCGAAACAATGGGAAGAAAAGAGGCAATATTTTCTCTTTCCGAAAAACATAATCTTTCAGAAAAATCAATTGAAGCAATTATTGACATAAAGGTACATCATGAAATTAACAGATTTGAAAGCGGCAGATTACAACCCGAGAATAATATCTGATCAGGCTTTAAAGGGATTAACAAAAAGTATTACAAAGTTCGGGGATCTCTCCGGAATAGTTTTTAATAAACGAACCGGAAACTTAGTTACAGGACATCAAAGAGTAAAAGCAATCACAGAAAAATTCGGTGATTTACAAATTGTTCCTCTTAATGATGAAGAAGGATTTATTGAAGCTCCGGGAAGACAAATATTCAAAATTCGTTTTGTTGATTGGGATGAACTAACTGAGAAAGCAGCAAACTTAACAGCCAATAATCCCAAGATTCAAGGTGAGTTCACTACGCATGCCGAATTAATTCTTCAGGAAATACAACTTAATGATCAGGAACTAGTAGCAGATTTAATACTGGATGAAATTGAGTTTCCACAGCTTACAAATGAAGTAATTGAAATTGAATCAGAGAAATCCGAACTCGCACGAGAAAGCAGACATACATTAAAGTTTGGTGATGTAACTGTTTATTTAACAGAGTCGGAATTACAGCTACTAAATAACAAATATGAAGAGTTTGTTAACTCAACAAAAACAGCTTACGGTTTTGTAACATTTTTAATAGGTGAAAATGAACTTCATTCCGAATTATAAAATCAGTGAACTTAGACCGGCTGACTATAATCCGCGTGTTATTAATCCGGATTCTTTTGAAAGTCTCAAGGAATCACTTCAAAAGTTTGGAATAATTAAACCTATTATTCTAAATGGGAATGGTGTTTTAACTGCGGGCCACCAAAGAATAAAAGCCATGAAAGAGATTGGTTTTACTGAAGCTCCGGTTATTATGTTAAAAAATATTTCTCTGCATGATGAAATTAAATTCAACTTGTTTCACAACTCTATTGAAACAAATAAATCAAGAGTAATAATTAAAAATATTACTTCAGTTCCTTATGGATATTCCTTTGTTCCGGCTGATCAATACGAATGCGGAGAGAATAAAAATTCCGCGGTTGTTAAAAGTATTGCAGACCTTTATGTAAGATATGGAAATTGGGGAAGCGTTGTTGCTGATGATGAAGGAAATATTATTCTTAATTCCGATTATGCTTTGGCAATGAAGACATACAAAGAACCAATTTTAGTTTATAAGCTTTCCGGTAAGCTCAGAAGCAATCTTTTACATTATTTGGGTCTAGACTATGGTGAATACAATTTCAAGGCTCTGAATATAAAACCATACGTTCAGCTTCACTGTCAAATGAACAGAGTAAAGTCGGATAATCGTGAGGCTTTACGTTCAAGTCTTTACGAAACAGTTGTTCTAGAAAGAATTTCAAGAGATAAGAGAATAGTTGACTTCGGAGCCGGAAAGTTTGCTTATGTAAATTATCTGAAAGAAAAAGGATTTAAGATTTTTGGTTATGAACCGTTCTTTAGAGCTAAATCAAGAAGTAAAATTGATATTGGATTTGTTCTCAATTCAATAATGAAACTTGAATATGAAGTTAAACTAAACGGATTATTTGATGTTGTTGTTTTGGATAGTGTGATAAATTCCATTACTTCAAACGATTATCAAGATTTTGTTTTAACAAGCTGCAATGCTTTAATGAAACCGGATGGAGTTTTATATCTGGCAACTAGAACTCTTGAATCTGCTGAATCTAAAGTAAGAGCAAGTGTAACAACTCAAAAAGGAAGATCAATAGAATTTCTAGACAAGGATAATTTTTCAGCAACATTCCGCGAAGGTGTTTGGACGTTACAAAAATTTCATTCAAAAGAATCATTAATAAAATTATTGACAAAGTATTTTCTGAATGTTACAGTATCTAGAGGAAGTTCACAACATTATGCTGTTTGTAAGAATCCAATTCGATTAAGTGATGAACAATATTTAACTGCTTTAACAAATGAATTCAATATTGAGTACCCAAACAACTACAGACATAATAAGCATGAAAAATTAGTAAATGAAATTTTGAAAAGAGTTAAGGAGAGAAATGTTTCCTGTAATTAAAATAATAAATGTAAATGCACCTTTTAAATATTTGTGGCTGAAATATGTAAATGATATTGATCTTTCTGTCCATTGTGCAAAATGTTTGATTGGTGAATACAGCTTAAAGATCAACAATCAAATTCAATCTGAAAGTGATATTGTTTTGGATGAGGAAATATCGCAATATTATTATTTGTGTGGTGTTTCACTTCCCTATCGTTGGTCCAACAACTTTCATTTAGCATTTAGATTTAAAGCCGGAAGTTCAATTTCCGCTAATCGGAATGGTATTGAAATAATTATAGAGAATGCCGAAGAAATTAAAATTGATTCCCATTCGATTAAGAAAGTGAATCATTTTAATTCGGTAATAAAAGCTTATTTCACTTGTAGAAACTGGCAGTTTGCAAATCAAATTTATTTAGAAGATAAATATGCCAAAAACTAAAAATCCACATACAGACTTGATTTATATGAGGATTGACGCGGTTGTTAATCTTGTTTTAGAAAATGACCGTTATACTCAAAAGAAACGTGAAACTGAATTAAGAGATATAGTTGCAAACAAATTTGGAGTTTCAAAAAGAACTGCTTTAAGATACATCAAAGAAGCACTTAGGGAAATTAATAAGCTAGGTAAACCAAACCATAAAAAAGCTTTTGAAAAAGCTATTAGGGACAGAGAATTTTTATTTCAAAAAGCTAAAGGGAGTAAAGACGGTAATGGCAATTACATAATTAAACCGGATTACAAACTTGCTCTTGAAATTGTGAAAGACCGCGATAAATTATTTGGTCTTTATGTAGATGAAGTAAAACACTCCGGAACAATAAGCATTAATAATATTGATTTATCAAAACTAACTGATGAACAGCTTTCAATCCTTGAATCAATAATCAAGAAAGGTGAAGATCCAAAACCATATTTATTAAGTGTGGGAATTAATGTTAAGTCTAATTGATATAGAGAAAGAGAAAAGAATAAGGCATAAAGAGAGATTGAAAGATAATTCAACTCTTCAGTTGTATTATAGAACTCATCCTCTTGATTATTTCCATGAACGATTAGGAATTAATAAGGAAACTATCGACTGGTCTTTAATTCCGGAATATGAATTTCATGATTGGGACGGAACTCCAAATCCTTTAATGGCTATTCTTAATGCTTTAGTTGAGAATAAATGGGTTGGTGTTGAATCTGCAACCGGATGTTCTAAAACTTTTATTGCAGCTTGTATAACCTTTTGGTTTCTTGAATGTTTTGAGAATTCAATAGTAATTACAACCGCACCAAAGCAAGATCAGTTAGAAAAAAATATGTGGAAAGAAATTTCAAGACTCTTTCCGAAGTTTGGTAAGGGTTATCTTGATACTCTTACTTTGAGAATGAAGAAAGATGACTCGGGAAAGAAAAGTTATGAATGGGCTGCATTCGGATTTGTTTCCGGTACTTCTTCAGACAAAGAAACTGAAGACAAGGCTCAAGGTTTTCATGCCGAGCATATGTTAATTATTTTGGAAGAAACTCCAGGTATTCCGAAGTCGATTATAAATTCATTTAAATTGACTTCACAAGCTCCTCACAACTTGATTTTAGCATTAGGCAATCCAAACCACCACTTAGATCAATTACACAAATTTTGCCAACTTGGAAGAGTTGAGCATATAAGGATTTCCGGTTTAGATTATCCAAACATAGTTCTTGATAATCCTTCATTTATTCCGGGTGGAAAATCGAGACAAGGAATTCAAGATATTATTGATGAAGTTGGAAGCGAAGATCATCCATTTTATCTCTCTCGTGTGAGAGGAATTTCACCAGGACAAAGTAAAGATTCGTTAATAAATCTTAAATGGTGCGATGATGCGGTTAATCGCGATAGAAAAGAATTTATGAAAGGTGAACCGGCTCTTGGTGTGGACGTTGCAAATAGCGAAGCCGGAGACAAAGCTGCAATTGCTGAAGGTTTGGGATCTGTGCTTTTAGGGGTTGAAGATTTTTACTGTCCGGATAGTAATCAATTAGGCAAACGTGATGTTTACGAAAAGATGAAAGAGAAAAAAGTAAAAGCAGACAGAGTTGGAGTTGACGGTGTTGGCGTTGGAGCCGGAACTGTTAACGCTTTGAAGGAATTAGGAATAAAAGTTCAAAATATTATTGGTGGTGAAAAGCCGATTAAAATTAAGGAAACAGAATTCACATTTAACAATCTCCGCAGTCAAATGTATTGGCAAATGAGAGAAGATCTCAAGAACGGAGAAATCTGTCTTCCTAATGATCCAGATTTAATTTCTGATTTGTGCGCTCCAACTTGGAAGATTAACGATAAAGTAATAATTGTTGAAGGAAAGCCGGAGATCAGAAAGAGATTAGGACGTTCACCAAATAAAGGTGATGCTGCAGTTTATTGGAACTGGGTAAGAGTGCCGAGAAAACCAAAAGCGGAAGTAACTGTAAGGACAGTGTAAAGTTTATCAAGTTTATAAAGTAATAAAGTTCATAAAGGAATTGAGTTATGGAAAATATCGATGCAATAGCAGACGGGAAAGTAAAAACAATGGATGGAAAAATTATTGATCGTGTTGATGCTTGTACAATTTATCGTCAGCACGAGAAAAGCAAAAATTTGTTTTTTGATAGAAAAGGTATTTGTTACATAAAAGATGAAAAGGGAACTCTAAGAAGATTTCCACAAAAAGCAAAACGTGAAAGGAATTAATAAAATGGAAAAAGAAAAAAGAAATGAGGTATCTGTTAGAGTTATTCAGTTAAATTCGTTTGATAAAAGCTCTATTGCAAAGGAATCAAAGCAAGTTGAAACTACTGATGCAACTTACACATCGGAAAATCCTTTGTATGATTATGATGTGCTTACTAATCTTTATGGTGAGAATGTTTACAATGCTCGCTGTATAAATGTTACTGCTCATGCAGTCTGCGGAGTTGGTTTTAAGATAGAACGATACGACGGAAAAGAAGCAGATGAGAAAGACAAGGAATATAAAAAGCTTAATGAATTTATTACTTCTCATTCTGATTATACCGGACAGAGTTTTACTGAAACAATGGTAAACTTTTTAACCGACTGGAAAATATTTGGTGATGCTTACTTGGAAGGAGCTGTAAACAGAGCCGGAGAGATTCAAGAACTCTATCACTTAAAGAGCTATAATACAAGACTTGCAATTGATTCTAATAAGAAAACCAAAAACAGATTTCTCAAAAGAATTGCAGTTCAGAAAGCTGGATTAAAGGAAGTTAAGTTTTATCCTTATACCGAACCTTACACAAGAGAGAAACCGGGGAATTTCTATTTCAGACTTTCAAACTATTCTCCTAAAAATACTATTTATGGTGTGCCGGATTATATCTCAAGTTTGATTTCCATGAGCTTAATGAGAGCCGGAGAAAGTTACAATCTTTATTTCTTAGAAAACTATGGAATGCCTCATTTTGCTGTAATTGTTGAAAACGGAAAGTTGACCGATGAAGCTTTTGCTTCTCTTAAAAACTTTTTGAATAATGAATTTAAGGGAGTTAAGAATGCCGGAAAAGGAATTGTTCTTGAAACCGGAGAAGGTGAAAGCATAAAAATTGACATCAAAGAACTTTCACAAATGCCGAAGGACAGTTTCTTTAGAACTCTTAAGCTTGATTCTAAAGATGATATAATTTCTTCTCATGGTGTTCCCCCTCGTTTGGTTGGAGTATCCTCTGGGAATAAGCTTGGTGATACTACAGAAACAAAGGCTCAAATGGAGTTATTTCAGAATATTATTATTTCTCCTGTGCAGGCAAGAGTAGAACATTTCTTGAATAATATCTTTAAGCAAGGAATGAAGATTGAGAACTACAAAATTAAATTCGATCCGTTCTATATTGCCGATCCAAAGGATGATGCGGAGTTTTACGAAAAGATGATTAATAGCGGAGTTCTTGAACCGGATGAAGCTCGTGCAGAACTTGGTTATCAACCGAGAAAAATTAAAACAGAAAAATCTTCTGATGTTGGTTCGCTGGTTAAACAAATTATCGAATTAAGAAAGGCTCTTGAAAATGAACTCGCTGCTTAAACAAGAAGCAAAAGAATTATTGTATGAAGTTGATGATCTTCTTGGTGTTATCCTTAAAGGAGATAAATGGGAAGCTATGGCAAATAGACTTTCCAATTTGCTTTTAAAGAAATGGGATAAGGAACAGAAAGCAGCAATTATTGAAACTATCGATTTACTTATTCAAGGTGAAGGATATATTTCTGATGAAGAAATGGAGATTGCTGTTAATACTCTTGAGGCAAAGTTAGGGACTTCAATCTTTGAGGCAATGCGGAAAGATATTGAAACGATCTCTCTTGAAAGTTATAGTAAAGGTCATGCTGATATTGGAATTACTTTTGAATTTAATACTACTGATAAGAAAGCTCTTTACTGGCTTACTCAAAAAGATGTTAAGCAGTTTTGGATTGGCGACAGTTACAATACTTGGATAAATAATTTCTTAAATGAAATGGCTGAAGAAGTTATGAAGCAAGGAATGGGACGTGTAGATGCCGGAAAATATTTCGAATCGATTTTGAGTGAAGGTTTCAGCAGAAAAAGAAGTTATTGGGAGCTGTTGGCAGAGCACGTTGTAACAAGAAGCCGAGAATTTGGAAAGGTTTCAGCTTATGAAAAATCCGGAATTACCGAAGTTAAAATTGTTGCCGTTATTGACCACCGGACAAGTGCAATATGCCGTTTCTTAAATGGAAAAGTAATTAATGTAAATAAGTTAGTTAAACAGCGTGATGAACTTATGAAAGCAAAAACATTAAAGCAGATTAAAAAGCTGGCTCCTTGGTACTCTGATAAACAAGTTGAAATCTTTGAAGGAAAGAACCCGGATAAGATTCCTTCCTCTGTGGGATTACCGCCATACCATGCGAGGTGCAGGACTAGGACGGTGGTGGAATAAATTTAGAATTCCATAAATGGCAACGAATGTCCAAAAGATATTGGCAACTCATCCATTTTTAAATAAAGAGATTTTAAATCCTTCTTAAATTTATTAATCAACTTAATAGATTTGACAATATTATTAAACAATTCCTCGTTTTTTGGTACTGGAGCATAAAGTTCTAAAAATTGTTCCTCTTTAAACCTTGCTCTACTTTCTTTTGTTGAACCAGTAGTAAGCCTATTGATTAAAGCTAGAATTTGAGGACTAACAAAATAAAATGACAAATACTCAAGTAAATCATCTTTCAAAAAATTATTATAAATTAATTCGAAAGTTGGAAATTCATTTGATAATAATCCACCAGAAAATTCTTCGGTAACAAAAGCGAAAGATCCATTATGAGCAAATAGTCTACTATATACAAACCATCCTGTTTTTACTTGATTAAGCTTATTTGCTTTTATGTTATTAGAAGAGATTGAACCCTTGTTAAATATTCCATTACCTTTTCCACTTAATCCCAAGCTCATATATTCTTGATTTGGATGGAGATATATTAAATTTTTTATTGGTTTAAATATTTTATCAACTTTTACGAAACTAAAATCATTATCATTAAAAGAATTATTTAAGCTCGTTTCTATTTTCTTAAAGTTACGAGTAAGAATATCAATTTCATTCAAAAATATTTCAATAACTTGATTAGTGGAATGAATTTTTAAATTATCATTAATATTTATGTAGCGTTCAGCGTCTAATCTAGAAACAAGGGATTCAATTTTCACAATTTTAGAAAACTTAAATAAATGTTTATCACTTTTAGAAGTTAAAAAGTTTCTAAAATCATATAAAATATCTGGCAATTCGTTACCAGGAACTTGAATACCAGTAGGGGCATAACCTGAATTAGTACAAACAGCCATAAATATATCTTCTGATATTTTTTCGTTAGGATTTTCTTTTCTCTTTAAAAATATTACAGAAGTCTTTACTGATGCATTGTAACCTTGGAAAGTTTCTTTGTTCAAACCGATAATACCTAGAATCGTACATTCTCTTTGTATAAATTCTCTTACATAGGAATTTCTATCTCCATTTAAAATACCATCAGGGACAATCATTGCAACTATTCCGGTTCCTTTTTTTACTAACCTAATACATCTTTCAATTGCTAGAATTTCACGTGCTTGTGTACTGCGACCATTTCCCAATTCAAACATATTTAGTATTTCTTCGTCTGTTTCAGTTGCTCCAAAAGGTGGATTCGTGAAGCAAATATCGAATTTATTTTCAAAAATTTTGTTTTTAATATCTTTAAAACCATCATGTTGGAAAACACCAGTATTACCATCTCCATGAACTATCATATTCATTTTACAGGCTTGCGCAGTTCTTGCTTTCCAATCGGTTCCAAATAATGATTCGTTTGACAATACTTTTTTCCATTTAAGTTTTTCGGAATCCGAAAATTCTTGCAATCTTATCTTTTCACTAACTTTTTCAAATGCATATATTAGAAATCCCCCGGTTCCACAGAAAGGATCAACAATTTTTTCACCAATTTTCGGAGAAATTGCCTCTACTATAAATTCAACAACGTTTCTTGGGGTGAAATATTCACCTAAACCGCCTGTAAAAGTATCACCTAAAAAATATTCAAATGCTTCACCTTTTACATCAAAATTTGTAAGTGTCAAATCATAGCTTTCAAAAATCGATACTATTTCCTTAATTGTTCTATCTTTTAATTTAATTACATTATTTTCTGGGAACAATTCCTTAAAATCATTTATTTTTTGAATTTCACTAAACTGTTGTTGAACTATATTAACCTTTAATTCACTTAATGTTTTTGTAAAAATCTCAGTTGTAAATCTATTAGAAGATTGATTAAATTGTTCCTCATACATTTTTGCAAATAAAACTTTTGACAACTCATCAAAAGCTTGAATGGGATCATATCCCTCATTATTTCGTATAATATTATGGCATTTTTTTAATAATTCCTTAAATGTTGATACATCATCTATCGTAAATAATTCTTTAGTTGCTTCGTCTCTTAATGCCTCTTGGATATTTTTACTTAGAACAGCACTAACAAAATCCTTTAAAATATTTTTTCTTAACGGTACTTCTTTTATTCTAGATTTATCAAGAGTTTGAAATACCTGAGAATGGTAACCGTTTGTCAAAACTGCAATTGGAGCTATCTTTGGTAATAATCTGGCATAGCTAATTACTTGATCTCTTGCCTCTTTTGATAAAATTTCAGTTGGAGATTTAGTATCTATCACAATTAGAGGGGTTTCCATTTTTTTATCTGTATATACAATTATATCAGCAAATATTGATTTTGTTTTTCTCCCTTCGTTGACCTTAATTGTTTTTTCAAATTCCATGAAACTTTTTTTATATCCCAGGCTTTCCAACCATGGAATAACTAAATGAATCTTAACTTCTTCTTCGTTATTATATTTTTTCATAATTAAGCAGCGCAATTGAATTAAGTAGTTACAAAAATTAAAAGTGATTATTACCTCAAAAATATTAGGTTTTTTCTTAAAATCATAATAAAGACTTTGCGATCAAAAAGAATAGGTTTTGATCGTGCCAAAGAAACTTACCAACATCGACATTCATTTCATCAGTTTAGTTAAGTCCGGAGCTAATAAGAAAGAGATTATTTATAAGTCCGGTGAAACCAAACCACCAACAATCGAAAAGACAATTCAGATTAACAAAATTGATAAAGAGCAGAAGCGTGTTTACGGAATAGTTTACTCTCCTAATGAAAATGATACTGATGAAGAATTTACTACAGCTGAAGAAATCCAGAAAGCTTGTGACAACTTTATGAAGGAAGGACGCACAGGAAAGATCGACAAGCAACATGATGAGGTTGTTGGACATGGTTTTGTTGCTGAATGCTGGATTACTAAAGAAGCTGATCCGGTTTTCCCGGATGATCCGGTTGGTTCTTGGGCTGTCGGTATTCAGATTGAAAATAACGATACATGGGAAGCAGTTAAGAAAGGTGATATTAAAGGGCTTTCAATGGGTGGTTTTGCGGTTAAGGAAGAAGTAAAAAAATCTGATGAAAAAAGTTTAATTGAAAAAATAGTTGCTGCAGTAAAGAAAGCAATCAAAACGGTGCAAATAGTTGAGAAAGATTTTAATTCGGAAAATGAATTTAGAGTATTAAGAAGTATGTCTTGGGCACTACAGGACAGTATCGACAAAACAATTGGTGATGAATCAATTACTGATAAAAAATCTGCAATCCTTAGAGATATAGATCAATTCAAAACAGCAGTAGAAAATTTCAGTTTAGATAATATTAATAAAAGTGAGGAAGAAGATATGAAAGCTGAAGAAGTTCAGGCTATCGTAAAAACAGCAGTTGAAGAAGCTGTTAAACCTTTGAATGAGAAAATTGAAGCTCTTGAAAAATCATCAAAAGAGAACAGTGAAAAGATAGAAACAATTGCTAAAGCTACTCCAGGCAGTTCTCAAGGAGAAGAAGGAAATAACGGCGGTCAAGAGCCGATAAGTAAATCAAGCATATTTATTTAACGTCACACTGACGGATTAAGAGAAAATTTGAAATTTATTTGGAGAAATAAAAAATGTTAACAAATGAGCAAATTCAAGAGCTGATAAGAAAAGCAACTATTTCTACAGCTACTGGCGGACAGTTAAATACTGAACAAGCCAAAGAACTTATTGATCTTGTTGTTTCACAAAATGAATTCTTACAAAAGATTCAAACTGTTCAAATGACAGCAAGTGAATATCAGTTAAGTTTATTAGACCTTAACAGCAGAATGTTAAGACGTGCAGTTGAAGGAACTGCTCCGGCAGAAACTTTTGGCGTAAATATTACACCAAGATCGTTGAACTACAAAGAAACCATTCTTCCTTTTGATGTTACTTTCTCTTTCCTTGAAGAAAACATTGAAGGCAATAATGCCGATGCAAAGATTCAGAGAGCATTTGCAAAACAGTTTGGTAATGATCTATTGGATTTAGCTGTAAATGGCGATGAATCATTGGCAGAAACTATTACTGATACAACTCCGGCAAATGGTTTGGATGATACAACCGGACTTTCTCAAAATGATCATTCATTCTTAAGACAAAATGACGGCTGGTTAAAAATTGCTCTTGGTGATTCTTCAGTTCATGATTTCACAATTCCAGCTACACCAACCTATAAAGATGTGTTCAAATCAATGTTCAAACTGCTCCCAAACAAATGGAGACGCGATATTCCGAACTTGATTTTCTTGGTTTCCCCAAATGTTGAAGTTGATTATAGAGCAGAACTTGGTGAACGTGTTACTGCTTTAGGTGATTCAATGGTAACCGAAAGAAGATCAGCACAATTTAACGGAATTGATGTTGTTCCTCTTCCTTTTATGCCGGATAATGCAATTCTGTTTACTCATGCTAAAAACCTTGCTGTTGGTATCGGCAGAGCGATGAGAGTTGGACGTCAGGTTCAGGAAAGAAAGAGAGTGATTGAATATACCGTTACTGCTAAAGTTGATTTTAATTATGCAGTTTCAGATCAGATTGTTCTTGGTTATAAATAGTAACGAGTAGTGAGTATTGAGTAATTAGTATTGAGTAAAAGTTAAGGAGTTGCAATAATGGTTTATAAAGCGAATGCGAATGTTGGGTTTGGTGATAAAGTGATTTATAAAAACCAAACAATTTCAGAAAAGGATTTTAAGGCTCTTCCTAAAAGAGTTCAAACAAAGTTTTCTGAATTAAAGAGTTCTAAAACTTCTGAAGAAGTAAAAACGAATGAAAATCCAAATAAGGGCAAGGAGAAATAAACCTTGCCTTTAACTGATCAACAACAAGTTAGAAAAGAAGGAAATCTTAAAACCGAAGATATAACTGCTCCGGAAAAGATTGAAGTTCATATTGAAACCGCATCTCTTGAAATGAAGGAATTATTGGGAAAAGATTCTTATTCCGCTTATGAAGAAAAAAATAGTGATGATGAGGATAAAAAAGTTCTTTCAAAAGCTGAAGCGTTATTAACTCTTTATTATGCAGTTCCGGTATTTAATATAGAAACACAAGGAACCGGAATTGTACGAAGTAAAGGTTGGGACGAAAGCAGAAGCGAAATGATTTCTTGGAATGAAGCAAGCCAGTTAGCCGAAATGTTCAGAGATAGAGCAATGAAATTAATTCAGCCTTATTTACCTCAAAAGGAAAATCCTCAAAGCGATGATATTAAATGGGGTGCAATTTGAGAAGCCTTGAAGATGAATTTGGAAAAATTATTATTTCGGAAATTGAAAAGCTTGCAGAAAATATTGCTCTGAAATTAGAAGCGGAAACTGTTGATGTTATTGATAAAAATGATATTAGATCAGAAGGAAGCTTAAGAAAATCAATATCGAGTGATATTGAAAATAGAAGCAAAGAGGTAGTTCTTTCTTATTTAGTTAAAGTTTTCGGAAATGTTAATTATGCAGTTTATGTGCATGAAGGTACAGGACCCGGACATGACCCACCCAGAGCCACTTTCTTTCCACCTATTGAACCGATTATGCGCTGGGTTAAGAATAAAGGAATAGGTCAGCAGTTTTATATCAAAAGTAAAAGAGCAATTGCAACCAAAAGAAAAGCGGTTAAAACAAAGTCCGGGTTAAGTGAGAGAAGATATTCTTCTGAAGTTAGAAGCGTGGCTTATGCAATTGCAAAAAGTATTTCAAAGAAAGGAACAAGAGGAAAGAAATTTTTTGAACTAGCTCTTGCTCAAGCTGAACCGGCAATATTAAAAATGGCAAATGAATTATGATTCCTTTTCAAGCAGCAATAGAACTTGGCGAACACTTAGAACAAAACAACTATCATGTTGAATATGATAAGTTCAAGGAGTTCAAAACATTCCCGATGCTCTTAATTGAAGTTGACGGTTCTAATTACATAAAGAAATCCGGTTCAAAGGTTTTAAAGAAAAGACCTAAGCTTTTTGTTACTGCTTTAGTTGCAATGCCTCAACACAAAAGTTATAAAGAGGCAAAAATACAGGCTGAAACTCTTGCTCAGTATGTAACAAATGATATTGCGGAATTTAGTTCAGAGAGATTTAATCTTGATCCTATTGGCGAGAGTGAAAGTGAATTAATGATTGGTTCAATAAAATGCTGCGGAGTGGCAATTGAGTATGATGTTTATACTTCAAACATATAAAAGATTTAAGGAAATGAGATTGAAAAAATTAGGCGAACTGCTGGGAGTTCCGGCAGTAAACTTTAGTGCAATTGCATTTTTGCAAACAGACGGAAACATTCAGTTGATGGCTGAAATTGAAGCGGTTCTTAAAGTGGTTCTTTTAATAGCTACTGTAATATTTACAATAGTTAGAACGTACACAATCTTAAAAACAAAAAAAGATGAAGTGAAGTAATGACAAATTTTGAAAAAGCATATAAGAAGTTAGTCCGCTTTGAAGGTGGATATGTTTTTGATAAGGATGATAAAGGTGGAGAAACTTATAAAGGTATCGCGAGGAACTTTAACCCAAATTGGGAAGGATGGAAGTTAATTGAAACATCAAAAGAATATTACGGTGAAGATTTTGCAGAACACTTGCATGAGAGCGAATATTTAGAATGGGAAGTTCAGAAATTCTACAAAGAGAAATTTTGGGATGTTTTCTTATGTGATTCACTTCCTTATCAAATAGCAGAGGAAATTTTTGAGATTAGCGTTAATACCGGAATTATGAGAGCTTCAATAATACTTCAGACAGTTCTCAATCTACTAAATAGAAATGGAAAGTTTTATCCAGATATAAAAATTGACGGAAAAGTTGGTCCGCAAACATTAAGCACATTAAGGCTTTGCTTACAAAAGAATTCTGAAAAGCTGCTTTTTAATGTTCTGAATATTCTGCAAGGTGCGTTTTACACAGAATTGATGCTGAATAATCCGGTTTATGAGAAATACATTGGCTGGTTTAGTAGAATTGAAATTTTGAAATAATAATTGTCACATCGAGTAAGGAGCAAAGCGACGCATCGAGATGTTCTCGATTCACTTCGTTCACTCGAACTGACGGAAAATTAAAGGGTTTTGAAATGGGTGTATTTGATTTTTTAGGAAGTGCAATTAAGCCGGTAACGGATTTGATTGACAACTTATCAACTTCGGATGAAGAAAAAGCTGAGTTAAAAAACAAGCTTCTTGAAATAGAAAACTCATATAAAGCAAAAGTTTTAGAGTACGAATCCAAAGTTGTTGAGAGCCAGAAAGAAATAATGGTTGCAGAGCTTCAGCAGGATGATCTTTACACCAAAAGAGCAAGACCAACAGTTTTATATGCCGGACTAATTATTCTTTTAGTTAATCATGTTCTACTGCCATGGGCAAGTTATTTCAGAGGAATGACTGTTCCGTCAATCGATCTGCCGAGTGAATTTTGGCTGGCTTGGGGTGGAGTTGCCGGGATTTATGCTTTTGGTCGTTCAAGAGAAAAGTTAAATAACAGTAAAGTTGACAAATTAAAATAGAGGTAACAATGCAAGTACAACAATTTTATGATTATACCGATATGTTAAAAGCAAATTTACAGTCTGCAATTACTATCGGTGGTAAGCTTCAGTTCAAGGATGATAAGCAGTATCAAGAATTTTTAGATGCCGGACTTATCATTGGTTCTTTGTTGGTAAACAGCGAAAGTGCAAATGTTTACAATACATCAGATAACACAATTTGGAATGCAGTTGAAGCAAAAGTAACTCTTTGGGGTGGAAATCCTCAAACAGATATGAACCTCAGACATTTAGCTTTAGTAGAAATCCTTGATGGACTTTCTGCTCCGGATGATATTCTTGTTCAGATTGAAAAGGTTCGTGTAGTTGCAAAATTTGATGTTGTTGATGAAACTAAAATTCAGTTTGGTGACACTGTTTATGTTGAAGCTGATCCGTTTAGTTCGAAATTAGTGCCTCGTTGGAATGATTCATCTCCTTCCTATAGACTTTATATGAAAGCAGACGGTTCAGATCTGAATGACGGTTCTGACTTTGACAATGCTGTCAAAACATTCAACAGAATAAGTGAACTTTTGCCTAATGACTTAGGTGGTGCGAATGCATATATTTTTATTCATGGCGGTGATTATAGCTTCAGCACACCGCAGCTGTTGAATAAAAATAACGGTTCAATTTTCATCAAATGGGTTGGAACTTATGCAAATTCAGAAACAGATGAATCTGGTTTTTATGCATTCATCAGAAACGGTTTGACATCACCTATTGCAAATGATAGTCAAGCAAGATTATTATATAGCAGTGATATGCCTGTTAATCAAAACCTATTGACTTTCAAAGGTACTGCAGAATACACTTTTGATTCGGCTGATTTATCAAAGGCGTGGAATGCTGTAGGGTATTTATATTTCGATAGAATAGTGATAGTTGGTTCAGAAACTGTAGGAAAAGAATCAGGAAACTTACTTGTTTTAGAATGTAAGCAATTTATTTCAGATGGCGGACTTTCTTTAGACATGAAACTTACAACTGCCAGAGGTATAATCGTTGGACAAGTATCATCAGGATATATTAAATCAATCAAAATCATAGGTGGTACAGGTTCTGCATCAACAAGTACAGCAACAAACAAAGGTGCAATATTTATATGGCCTGATAATGAATCATCGTTTTTCATTGATGATGCTTCGTTTGGATGGGCAGCAGGTTATGAGCCATCTGTTTCAGGCAAGAATTTTGAAGTAACGAACGTAGCAAACTTAATCAGCAATGAATATTATGGCAAAGAAAAAGGTAACATGGTCATCTTCCATGCTGGTTCGCTCAATTATGACGGGTCGGGTCTTTCAAGAACAAAAGCAAGAATCTTGAGAAGCTCAACAAATTCACAAATGGAAGTGCAATACGACCCAGATGTTATTGAATTTGTTGATAGTTCAACAGCACCAAGAACCACAAAAATCCTTAATTCATCTGGTTCTGTGATTAGCACATCTGTGATAATGGCAAATGAATTAAAAACAATAAATAATTCATTGCTTCAAAAAATTTCAACAACTGTTCCGGCTGATGCTGACTTATCAAACAAAGATTTAGTTTTCTACATGGACGAAACAACCGACACATTGAAAGTAAAATACAAAGATTCCGGTGGTGTTGTTCAGACTGGCGATATAGCAATCTTAACTTAACATTTTAACGGCACTCAGTTTTGAGTGCCTTCTTTTATTTAAATCATATTGAAATCAAAAAGTTTTTGGAGAGTATAAAACATGGCTCTTAAAGTAATAAACCTTAGAAAAGATTCCGGTAGAGTTTTAACCGGAGTTGTAAAAGATGTATTGATTCAGACCAACGAAAATTTAATGTCCGGTGATCCAAAATATAACGGCTGGAAAAATGCCGGATGGATTGAAGAAGGTCAAGTTACAATTAAGTTAGAACCGATTCAGAAGAATATTATTGACGGCTCTAAATTTAGCATGGCTTGGAATTTCAGCGTTGAAATAACTTCACTCCAATTTTATTCGATGCTCGAATTTGAGAAATTCAACAATGAACTTTGCACAGTTAACCTTAACGGAATTCAGACTTATCTGAAAAACATTAACATGAATATGAGTGTTGATGCTGCTTTCAATAATACTGGCGATGCAAGAATTAAATTGATGGCTTCTAAAAGAGTTCAAAAAATTAGAGATGTTATTGACGGAAATCCATGGGGAGCTTTATCAGAACCTTGGGAAAGTTCCGAAGGAACAGCATCACCTCAAGATTCTCCGGATGCAAGAGTTTCTAATCCAATTGGTTCAAATACATTTTATGCCGCAATGGGCAAGATTGAAATATAATGAATGCCGTTTATTCATTTTGGTCTAAACCGTTTTTGGCAAACGGAAAGAAAGTTCATGGAGAAGTTTCTGCAAAGTTATTTGCTCTCTGCTGGATTTTATCGGTTCACTTTGCAAAAAGATATTTTGATAAGGTTAAACTGGTAACGGATACAGAGGGCTATAACGCTTTAGTTGAACTCGATCTTCCGTTTGATAATGTATCTCTTGAACTTGATGAGATACCGGAATCAGTTCTTCCGGAGATGTGGGCTTACGGAAAACTGATTGCTTATGAAATTCAGAAAGAACCTTTTGTTCATATTGATTATGATGCGTTTCTTTTCAAACCGCCGACTGAAGATATGCTTAAGGCTGATATAATAGTTCAGCACAAAGAATATTTTCAAATGAGTAATCATAAATATTACTCAACTATTAGGCAGATAGTTAAGCAGTGGGGATTTGAGAACAATTATTATTACAACCAATCTCCTTATGCTTATAACTTGGGAATGTTCGGTGGTAATGATCTTGAGTTTATTAAAAGATATGTTGCTGAAGCTAAACAACTTGCATTATTCCCAACAAAAGAAATGCTTAATGATCTTCCGAACCTTGAAAGAAGATTATTCCCAATTAGTTTTGAACAGCACATTTTGGCTGCTATGTGCTATGAAGAAAAGAAAGAAGTTTTTGAAACCGGACTAAATGAAGATCGCATGAATCAATTAGGCTATTTTCATTTGATGGGGGGAAAGAACAATAAGACTTATCTGAATTTACTTGAGAGAAAAGCTTTAAAGGAATGTAATTCCGATTATCTAAAATGGATTCACAAAACAATGATGAAGAATCCGGAAAATTATTTATCACTAAACAGTTACGAGATATGAAAGAGAAAAAATATTTAGTTGACGGAAAAGAATATTCACTTGTAAGCTATGAAGATCTTACTGTTGATGAAGAAGCTCAAATTAATGCTCTGCTCGGGTTTCAGTCACCGGATGATAACACAATTTCCCTTAATGTTTCACCGGATAAGATTCTTCCTTTGCTTTTGGTTGGTGATAAAGAGAATACCAATTTCAAAAAAGTTAGTTATAAAACTCTGCTTGATATAATGACGGACTTTATTGTGGCGAGAGTGGATTTTTTTTATGGTATTCCGAACTATCTTCAGGACTCAATAGAGCTGAAGATGAAGCAGAAACGAAACTTCTTGCAGAAAAAGAAAGCGAACTAAAAATATTTGAGAGTGACTGGAAAGATTATCAGACCGAAATACTTTTTGCTTTGAGTAATGGTGATCTTTCCAAGATTGAACAAGTAAAGCAGACAAAACTTAAAACCGCATATTTCTTTCTCTATCATAAACGAATTGAAAATCTGAATAAATTACTGGTGAATTTGTGAGCGACAAACTTACACGCGAAATAAAGATAAAACTTTCAGTTGACGGTAAGGAAGTTACCGGAGTTCTTCATGTTGCTGATGAGAAACTTCAACAACTTGCAAAGAATTACACCAAGTATAAATCAGAAACTGAAACCGCATCTAAATCAACAAATACATTTGCTTTAGTTCTTGATCAGTTCAAAAATGAACTTGTAGAGGTTTCCGGCACATCAGAAAACTTAACAGAATCCGTTTCAGATTTTATAAGAATGAACGGACTAAGTGAAAATCAAATTGCAGATGTAATAAATGTTCTGAAGCAAGAAAAAGCAGCACTCGGCGTAAATACTGTTGAATATCAGAAATATAATCAAGCAATTGAAACAATTACCAATGCTTATGGACATGCAAGAACCGGAAGCGGAGCCTTAACAAACACAATGAAAGGGACAAGTTCGGGAGTTCAGGCAATGAGCCAGACTATGGGACAATTAGGCTGGGCTATTGGTGACGCTGATATGTTCTTGGTTAATTTTCGAATGGGTATGATGAGTATCGGAAATAATATTCCCATGATTGCACAAGGTTTTGGATATGTCCGGGATAAGATTAAGGATACCGGAGAAACTATGAAGGATGTTTTAATCGGTGCGATTAAGGGTCCTGGTGGAGTAATGATTGCAATTAACGGACTGATGTTCTTAATAAATGCACTTGCTTTCTTGTGGGATAAAGAGAAAAAACAGATTAAAGAGAATGCAGAAGAAGTAAAGAATTTAGCGAATGAGTATGAGAATTTAGGGAAGACTCAACTTGATGCAGCTGTTAGAGAAATTAAAGAAGTTAAACTTCCAGACTTAATTAATCGTAAAAAGGATTTAGAAGTTGAAAGGCAAGTCCCAGTTTTTGACGCTGATGGAAAAGCAATTATAGCTTATAAAACGGTTACTTCAATAAAAGATGATGCTGAATATGAAAAAGTAAATGAAGATATAGCTGAGCTAGAAAAGAGGATACAATCTTTAACTGGAAAATCATCACAATTACTTACGAAAATTGAGAATCTTAAAAAAGGAATCACTCCATTAAATTCTATAAATGATATTAAGGAAGCTATTAGATTATGGAATATTGAACTTGAATCAGTAAGCACGCAAAAAGAACGTAATGAAATTATCGCAGACATTGAAAAACTTAAAGAACTTGAAAAGAAATTTCGCAACGAATTAAAATCCGATCCGATAAAAACTAAATTATTTAGTGGCGATGATTATTTAGGAGTTCAAAACTTTGGAAATACTTCAATAAAAATTCCAGTTGAATTAGAACCGGTGGATGTTGAAGGAAATGCAACTCAAGATGATCCTTGGAAACCATTTGAAGATACTGCTTGGGCAACTGCTCAAAATACTGCAATTCAATCAATCGGACAATCAATTCATAATTACATAGGGAGAGCATTTAGAAAAGTTATCGGTGATGCAGATAATTTATTTACAAACTTAATTGCTGATGTTGCTTCTGCTTTGGCTAGTCTTTTTACTCAACAAACTGCTTTTGGAATTTTCAATTTAGTTTCCGGTGGCTCCGGTGGCTTTATGGCTGGATTCTTAAATATCGGTGGAAAAGCCGAAGGTGGATTGATTGATGGTCCTGGTACAGAAACAAGCGATTCAATTCTCGCAAGATTAAGCAAAGGTGAATTTGTGGTTAAGGCAAAGGCTACTAAAGCTTTTCTTCCTATTCTGGAAGCAATAAATAATTATGACAAAACCAATGTAAGACCATTATTTCAAAAGTTTGCAAATGGCGGACTGGTTGGAAGATCGGCACAGCTGATTAGTTCTTTAGCCGGAACCAGTTCTGTAAATGTAAATTTAACAATGAATCCGGTTGAATTAAAACAAAGTGGATATGATATGAGAGGCGTTCTAAAGCTTATCGATAGAAAAGAGAAGAAATACAGATAATGAATAAAAGATTTGTATATGATCCTGTTCAATTGGTTAGCGGCACTTACTCGATTGAGTTCTTCTTTGATTTAGGATATTCAACTTTAGAAACAGTTTATTGTCTTGATAATGATATAAGATTATTAGATGAACTGAAATTGAAATATGATTATGATGTTGATGAACTTATAACATTGCTCGGTACATTCCGAATTAAGCTATTGGACAACAGCTACAATAATATTTTCGTTAAAGCTGCGCTTGATAAAAGAATTGATTACAGAACTTCTCAGATTTTTTTTAGAAAAGGAAGCTCAGTTATTTTTCATGGCTATCTTGATGATGAATCGATTGAATACAATTTAAGAGAGAAAGAAATTGTTCTTGAATATAAACCTAAATCCTATGTACTAAAGGAAAAGAAAATCTGGAATGATGAAGGAACTTTCCCGAGCGGAATAATGGAATTAGGATGGGATTCGCTTAACCTCAATCCTTTAGAATCGGGACAGAAGGATTTATATCATTCAAAAGTTCATGAAGTAATTGAAAGAATATTCAAGATAATTCAACCGACTATAACTGTTGATTTCAGACCACACTCATGGAGATTTGGAACAACCGCATCAAACTGCAATACTGCATTAAGTTCTCTATATGTTTTGAATTATTATTTATTCGGAAAATATGGTGAACAGTTCACTTGGAATTTTGGGAACGGTTTAGGACTTTCCCCAGGAGAGCCGGAAAACTTTATGGAGTTGCTCAAATTTCTTTCCTTTGAGTTCGGTGCAATAAGCGGAATGGTTTCCTCTAATAAAGCTGTATTTGTTGAGCTTAATTCTTTAACTAATCCTTATGAGATCCCGGAAAGTGAAATCTTAGATGTTGTTTATAAAGTGGACAGACCAACAATTGAACGACTTGAATTGAATCAAGCAAACGGAACTTATAATTGGTCTGTAATTCAGAATAGCAATAAGAAAGTTTTTGAATTTGAAACAATGAAGAAAAATATCTTTGGTGATATTTACAGAATTAGAACCGGGACAAATCAATATTCAAATGCAAGTTACTGCAGAAGGACAAACGAAAGTTCGGGCGTTCTCGTGCGTGAATACTTTCTTCCTAAATACTGGAAAGGATTTTTCTTTGACGGACATAGAAAGCGAACTGATGAAATAAGAATCAAGAATGTTGAAGGATTTTATGTTGCTGATCTTATTAAAGCTTATGAATATACTTATCATCCGTTCAGTCAAGAAATTGACTACATAGAAAATGAAATAACTTTAGAAGGAATTATAAAAACATGAACGAAGAATTATTAATTAAGTTATTGATCATCGCGATACTTTGGTTTATTGCCGGACTATTAACCGGAGAGCAGGAAACAATTCTAATGAAGTACGCAAAGACTTGGATCTCCGGAGACTGGTGGAATAAAAATTTATGGAAATATGAGAATCCAATCTGGCAATGGATTATGAAAGTTCCACTCTCATTTATGAAGGACGGATTTCATTTCTGTAAAAGTGCTGCACTCATTTTAAAAGCAAGTTCAATTCCGGTTGCACTTGGTTTAATCTATTGGCAAGGAATTATTTTAGTTATCGGATTATACATAGTAAACGGCACTGCTTTTAATATTTCATTTCATAATTGGATTACAAAGTTTCTCCGTAGGTTTGGGTTTAGGGGGGATTGGGGAATTTGAGGTAAAAATCATGAAAAATATTTAGGTTCTTTCACCCAATCCAAGAAAAAACATCTACACTTTAAGAGATAATGATTTTTTTGAGCAATCAACTTTAACTTCAGGGGTTTTACCAAGTAAATTATTAATAGTAGCCGGAGTACATGCATTTCCATTAAGTGTAATTTCCCAAAAATCTGTATCACAACTTTCAAAAATATTCAGTCCTGAATTTAGATAAGAACGAATTCGAAGAACTTCTTCTTCTTGATTCACCCAGGAGATTACAACAGTGTTAACATCTATTCTTGTTGCAAAGTTTTTAATACCATTCACATCGCTGACTTGAATTTTTACATTTAAGGGCATTTGATCTGCATTCATACTTAATTCCCAACCATATATAATATTTAATTATCTAATATCGTAAAACTATAATAAAATAAAAACAATTTACTTTTTGTAACGATTGATTCAACTTATTAATTAATCAATATTTAACAATAAATATATTTGGCAATAAATTTATCTATGAAATTAAGTTTAACCTGTTATTAAAATTAATCTATAACACTATTATAACACTTTTCTCAAAGGACAATATTAAAAATAGGTTTTATGATGATAAAATTCTTAGAATTTAGCTTGAAATTGGGGATTCAGCTTTCTGTCACGCAGGAGGTCGCGAGTTCGAGTCTCGTCGACCCCGCATAGAAAAGCTTCAAAACAGATTGTTTTGAGGCTTTTTTTGTTTCTGCTCTTCCTTAAAATCCCACTGTCATTGTACCCACTGTGTACCCATTTTGTACCCACTTTTTTGAGGTACATCCTTTTTATTGTTGGTTGGTTAATATGGTTAGTTAAATTGAGTGACATCTTAAAATGAAATTAGTGATTGCTTCCCTCTTTAGCAACTAAAATGAGTGTAATTTTACCGGGTTGATATATAACACGATATTCTTTCCCGATTTCAAAACCGACATTGGATAACTGTGAATTTTTTATTTTAATCTGCGGGACTTTCTTATAATCCCGCATTGTTGGATGGCTGCTTTCATAAACTTTCATCTTATCCCCTCCGGATTAGATTCTTCAAACTTTTTACCGCAAATTTTACATTGCTTGGTTTGTGCAATAACTATATTGTGTAAAGAATTAACTGAGTGAGTCTGGGAGATGATTTTAAGGTTTTTACTGCACTCGTGTTTGGGAATCCAGCCGGAATTTTGGCTTTCTTCAAAGAATAATTTCTCACGAAGGGATGGACTCCCAAATTCATCCGGTTTTTGATTTGAATTCATTGTAACTCCTTTTGTTAAGTGGATTATCAAAAGGGCGTACTGCCCCACAAAAAACATTTTTTGCCCGCTTAACTGAGTATTAGCGTTTTTTATGTAAGGACACGGTGATGGTGTACGTTAACTTGATTATTCAAGTCAAGGGCAAATACCGCTTTCAATATTCTATAATAAAGAGCGATATTTGTTTATATACCCTTGACCCGATTTAGTGATTATGTTCGTTTAACACTAAGCTTGAAAAAGAAGCGGGCAAAAAGTGCTTTAACGTTTTGCGAGCAGCAAAACATCAAATTCGTATTTAGTAGGTGTTGACACCGTGCTTTTTACGGTGGCAAGAGCTACGTCTTATTGACGCTGAATGTTAGGACTGATTGATAGCCTTGCTGAGCGAATGAAGTAAATGCTTTTATATTTACGGAATGAGCGAAATAGGGCGAAGGTTCGACTAACTTGATAATAGTACGACTTCCCTACTAATGAGGGAAGCCGCTGGAAGGATTAAGCTGTTATGACTGGCTAGAGTAAGTAGCTGAGTATTGAACTACTTTACCGTCAGCATTTTTGGAAGCAACAGCTAAATAAAGAATGCTATTTTGATACTTTGCAGCAAGAGCTTGCTGAACTACATCTAAACTTATTGAGCCGGTGTAGGCAGTTGTAAAATCGAAACCGGCTTCGGCTTTAGTAAGTTTTACGATGCTGTAAGGAGCATCTTCAGGATTAGTGGGATTGTGGTAAACAATCAATGCATTGACCGACAAATCAACTTCTTCTGCGGAGATAACCGCTGCGGTATTGAGTGCATTTAATTCTAATGAAACATTATCCGCAGCTACAGCAGCAGATTGAACCGGTAGGCTGAATCCGCCGGGAGTAAGGATATTGTCAACAGTTGGTTTATCTGCATCAACAAAAGGATAATTCTTCTTAAAGAGAGTGTTGAAGACACTCATACCAGGAAGTTTTTCTTTTGACCAGATACTTACAAGATCCGGTAAATCCATAATGAATTTACAGAGATGACCGGTTACACCGAATTTCTTACGAGCTTCGATTGATTCCGGGGTTTGACTAATGTTGAAAGATGAAGGTCTTGCAGAAAGTATAGTTTTACCTTCTACAGTTCTTGCCGAAAGGTTACCTAATTTACCTCTTAAGTTACCTAAAACATTACCGGTTACACGTGCCATTTTTATGTACTCCTTTTTAATGATTAATGTTGAGTACAAAATATAAATTGCGAAATAAATCATCACTGTAGTATTGATTACAGTAGGTTTTTAGGTTAAGACTATGCAGAGACTAGTTAGATACTACCTAGAAATTTGAAATGCGGATAAAGATTTTTTATTTCTTGCGCGGAATAAAATTGAATTGATGGAATCGAATGAAAGGAAATACTTTGAAGATAAGATGGAAATTGAAGCGAACATTGGATGTTGTTTACGAAGTTTAGCATACTCATTTTTGATTTTAAGATTACGTACAGCTATATCATCGATTAAACCCATAGAGTAGTACTCTTTGAATTTATTGTCATTGAGAATAGTATCGATATTTAGTTGCTGTTGATTCATAAATTAACGGGACCAGATACCTAAATTGTTTTTCATTGCAGTTCTACGCAGGTTGTAAAAGATGTGATAGTACCTTTTATCTTTGTTATAGTAACTAATTCTTGCATAACCTTTCTTCAATAATTCAGCTTGAATAAAAAGAGAATCTTTTCCATTTGTATCTGTTAACCAAACATAGGCTAGTAATCTTCCGAAAAAATCGAATGATTTACCCTCGAAAGTGAGTTTAATTGTTTTACCATCAATAAGCTGCTTGGTAAGAGCCTTAGCAGAATCTGAGAAGGGTTCAGCAGATTTACCATTTCTTTCTAATTCCGGTGTGTCTATCCCCAGCATTCTTACTCGTTGTGAATCTGAAAGGACAAAGGTATCGCCGTCAATTATGCGAGCTACTTTTGCTTTTACTGTGTAGCCGTAAGGAAAATACGTTTTGTATTGACAACGAATAGAACCAGAAAGAAAAAGAAGCAGGAAAATAAGTATCCAGATATGATGTGACAAGAGTGTAAGTATTTTTGGTGGGTTATATGTATGTGTATGACGGTTAAACATTATTAGCTCAATTTCTTATTTAGAAATTAGGAGTTGAGTGAGTTTTAAACAACAATCAATGTTTATGTTTGTTTTGCCTTTGTTTGACTTGAAGATAAAAATAGGAGCGAATTAGAGATTGGACGTTTTGGACTCAAATTTCTATGGTTTCAAAACGCAAATGAAAAGTGGTATTAATTGTGTCCAAAGTGTCCAAAAGAATGAAAGCGAATGGAGGGTGTGCCGGAATCGGCGACCCGGAATGAGCGATGTACGGCTAAAAATATAATGATAGAAAGACCAATGAAAGGTTTTACTGATGGCTTTTCGTCAATGTGAGCGGAACGAAGGTGTGTTCCCGAAGGGACGACCGAAGTGGAGCGATGATGAACTGACCAATGTTTCGCCCGCCTTAAGTATTGGCGGGCAGGTGCCGAGTTTGCATAAACCAACATTATGTGCTTCGATAGAACTACAAATGTTACGTTGGGACTGCCCAAAGACTTGCACATAATGTAGGATTATGTAATACTGGCTGTCCCATTTTACGATGAGCTGAGACCCTTCACGTGTTTTGTTACTTAACCCATAAAGAGTTTTGGGTTTTTGGTTTTTCTTAAAGGAATGGACATAAAGGACAAATAGGACAGATAATATTCGCCAGATAATCGCCAAGAACGCCAAGTTTCAATCTCATATTTCTCACTGAGATTTTTTAATGGCGGGTTTATGGCTGCTTTGTGACGGCTTTGACTTCATTGAAATAAGTCAAGAAAAGGTGCAATTATGAAGCAATAATGATGCGATTGAGACGATTATGATCCCATTGTGAGCCGATTGAGGCGATCGAGTTAAACGCCAATTATCAGTTAATTCGGTTGATTTTAGTTCTGATTTTGATCTTGATTATTCAATTATTGTGCAATCGATGTGCAATTTGTGCAAAGGATTGAAGAGGACAGGTAAACCAGTATATTTATTGGGAACCGATATTGACTCTAAAATGTCAAAAGTATATCTTTAGTTAAGATTTTAACCCGGCTTGTTTGAAGCTTGACGTCAGGCGTCAGGTAGTGAGTAGAACAAGCGGGGTTTTTTTATTTTAAAGAGATCAACCTTTCTTAATAGACTTATCGACTTCAGATTCTTTTGGTACAAATAACCAATGCATATATGGATAGTTCCATCTATTTTTCTTATCACCTTTTTCGCTTGTTGAAATGCCGATATTAAAGTTCGGTCTAATTTTGCAGATTTCGCTTAAGATATGTTTATACAATTTTTCTTTAGCTAAAGTCTTTTTGCCTCTGAAACGTGTACCGGGAATTTTCTCTTTGTGTTTATCGTTAAGCCTAAAAGCAATTGAGCCGAGAATTAAATCAGTAAATTGCAGAATGACGTGATTGTGAGAATCAACTTCCGCTATTTCTTGTTTAGGTATTATGATATTAGCATCCTTGAAATCTTTGCTTGATTGCAATGCAAGAAGATATCCTTTGAATTGTTCTACTTTTTCCTTTTTGTGAGGAAAAACATCGAAGAACAAGCGCAATCTCGTTCCTTCATCGCGAAAAGGGATGTACCGTAAACCAAATGCGTGTTTAATAAATTGATAATATAGAAGAAAATATTCTAAGTCCCTTTTAGCCGGTAGTAATTGCCTAATAACGTTGCGGTTTTGCGTAAACATTATTCTAATTTTAAGATCACCCTTAGCAACATACTTAAAAAAAGCGGATATAATCTTCTGATACTTTTCAAGATAATTTGCACTTACCTTTGACCATTTTATTTCGCCGTAAAAATTATGTTTCTCTTTAAGAGAATTTAATACGTTTGTTATTTTTTCATACTTAGAAGCGCCGACTATTGCACCACCGTAAAAATTGGAATAGTACTTACCAAACTTTTCAGATTCATCACAGAAGATTATGTATTCTTTTTCAGGCATAGTAAATTATTTTTTTATCGTGGTTTTTAGAATAAGAATCTGCTAAAAAAATAGTTTTTTTTTTGAAAATAATTCACTTTTTATTTGCCCCTGAGTTAAAAAATTAATATAATATACTAGGAACCAGTAAAAATAATTAATGGTTCAATTTATCTTCAAATCAAATGCAGATGTAGTTTCAAATTAAGTGGGAATTGCCTGCCTTTTGATTTTCCTCTATACACTTCAAAGATATTATCTAAAATATGTCTTATAAACTAAAAAGGAGAAATAGTGTATCCAGCACTATATCTGGGCATAATCCATATAAAAACAGTGGAGATCAGAATATGATTCAACAAAAGCAGTTTTATGAGAATAAAGACTTTTATCTGTCTGCATTCTTGATGGCCTCGGGGCTCGATTTGGTTGAGCACCGTAGACAAGGGCCAATCTCGGTATTTAGATTTATTAAAAATAATGAACTTATAAATCTAGTAGACCAATATTATACTGATAGCGGATGGGTTAAACCAATGCGCTACAGTACATACATCCGCACTCTGAAAAGTATTTTACACAATGCTTTATCAGAATCTAAATCAGAGAACTATTATGTCAAACAAAATCAAAAAGGAAATTTATCAAGAGGTTAACGATAGCCTAAATATCGTAGAAGTAGCTACACGTCTAGGATCAACATTACATCAACAAGGAAATTCATTCGCGGGAACTTGTCCGACCGGCCATTCCTCTAATAGTAAGAACTCATTTCATGTAAATAATAATCTAAAACGATTTCATTGCTGGAACTGTGAAACCTATGGTGATGCTATTCAATTGGTTCAAGAAGTAAAAGGATTAAATAAGGTTGAATCACTTAAATGGTTAGTAGATGAGTTTCACCTTAAAGTTGATCTTGGAAAACTCCAGAACATCCCCAAACAAACCCCAGAGCAGATTCAAGAAGAAAAAGATATGTTCAGCCGTAGTATGGTCTTTGAAAAGTTAGTTGAGATTGGGAAGACTAAACTTTACGGTGAAGAAGGGAAAGATGCATTAGATTATCTAATTAACGAAAGAAAGTATGATGAAGATATCCTAAAGAAAACAGAATGGTTTTATTTACCAGAAGAAATCGATATAAAAAAAGAGATGATTTCACAATATCCAGATATGGTGAAAGATATTTCTAAATTGCCTCTGCAAGGTGCGCACGGCGATAACTTCAGATTAGCATTCCCGTACCATAATGGTGATGGAATAATTACTGGAATTGTTAAACGTTTTGTTGGAGGGAAGGGACATGAATACACAGATAAAAATGGTGAATTAAAATATGCCCGTTATGATAGTAGTTATGGAACTAAAAAAGGTGATTTATTTGGATTGGATAAAGTAGATACCAAAGAAGAAACTATTCTAATTGTAGAAGGTTATCCCGATGCACTTTATTTCCAAGCCAGCGGGATTAAAAATGTTACGGCAGGCGGGCAAGGATTACTAAGCAAAAAGCATCTTGATGGTATCCGCTCTAAGAAGGTTAAAAACATAATTATATCATTTGATAATGATGGAGTTGGACCGGCTAATACTGAGAAAGCAGTTTTAATGATTTTGGAGAACAGCAATACTGTTCCTTATGTTATTGATCCATTAGAGTATGGTAATTACAAAGATCCAGATGAATACTTTAGAGCTAATGGACTTCACTCACTTGAAACAATAATCAAGGAGAAACCGATACACGGGGCTCTTTGGGTTGTGAAGGGGTTGATTAGTGATTATGAAAAGTTGAACCCGATTGAAAAGAAAAAAGTGGAAGAAAAGATATTTGAAATTCTTCTATTGATTAGAGATGAAAGTATCATTGCAGAACTTCACACAGAATTATCTTCTATTTTCAAGGGTACTTTGCCAGCGTTTAAGAAACTTATCAGATCCAAGCGTGATATCAATAAGGATAATATAACCAAGTCGATGATTGATAAACCAATTATTCCATTTATTGACACTAACACAAATAGTAGGAGTTATTACAATAGTATAGAAGATAATTTAAGTCTAGGAGTTGATGAAAAGATCATAGAAGCAATAATGTTGGATCATAATCTAGGCCGCCCTACTCGTTATCCAACATTTAGGGTTGAGTTTAATCCCCATGATAGAGAAGATAGGTTTAATATTTGGAAAAAGTCCTTCAACGTATTTTCTCCAACCAGCTATATGTTTCAGAAGAAGGATAATGAAAAGATTGATTTAGAAGTTACTTGTCCAAGAACATTTCAGCTTATCAAAAATCTAATTCCCGTAGATAGTGAAAGACAACACTTTATCAATTGGCTGAGTTATATCTTTTCCAATCTTAACAAAGCTAGAACCTCTTGGGTTTTTACCGGTACACAAGGATCTGGTAAAAATCTATTCTTTGACCATATAATTAAACCTTTATTTGGTCAGAAACAGACGATGGTTGTTGATGACGCAAGACTTCAGAGCGACTTTAATGGATTTATGATGAATAAGCTTTTTATTGCATTTAATGAAGTAGCAAATGATGATACTAGTACAAAGAGAAGTGTAAAATCAAAGATTAAATCTCTAATTACTGATGAAAAAATAATAATAAACGAAAAACATGTTAAGAATTTTGAGATCGACAACTTTACAAATATTATGTTCTTTAGTAATGAAGCTATACCAATACTTATCGAAACTGATGACAGAAGATTTAATGTTGTAGAAACCGGTGGGAAGTTGAAGAATGTAAAATCTTTTGCAGCCGATGCAGAAGGTTTTATCGCCTCATTAAATGAGGAGCTTGTTGATTTCGCGCAATATCTTCTTAATTACAATTATGATGTAAGATTAGTTGATGAAGTGATTGAAAATGAAGCGAAGGCAAGTATACAAGAATTAAGCATGAATAGGTTTGAATTATTTGCAAGTAAGTTAAAGACAGATGATTGGAATTGGTTTGATGAGAATTTCCCAAGGAAAGGAAATAACTTTTTAGGTAAGGATGAAAGAAATGTTCTAATGACAGAAACTCAACTTAGTTCTAGAAAAGTTTTGAGAGAAGTTCTGCTAAAATCTTATTATCATACAAATGACGGTTGGGTTACACCTACCAAACTTACCAGACAATTAAAACTGTATGGAATAAAGATTAAAAGATATAAATACAGCGATGGAAGAGACGATGAATATTATTATGAATGGTAA